CATTCTGCCCAAGGCAAAGAATTTCTCAAACGATTCAGCATTTCCTCGGTTATTTTTTTAGATTTGTCTATTGTATTATTATTCCAACCTTCGTATAAAGTATTTGTTATTGAAGGAACCCAAACTTGTGCCCTGTTTCTTCCTTCCGGATCAAGCGCAGGGTTGCTTATAACAATTCCTATATAATTTCCGTAATACTTTTCGCTCATTTTATTTTAAAAAACTTGATCCACAGCTTCTGCTAGTTTTTGCGGTATTTTTTTGACGTAATTTCCTTCGTCTTTAATGCTATCTCCCAAATTGCTTATAGCTGTTCCCAAATCACCAACAGAAGAAGAAATATTTTTTCCTGTTTGTTTGACAATTTTGTACATACCATCTAATGGATTTTTATTCATATCTACAACAGGATCTGTATCAGAACCATCTGTCCACGAAGGACTGATACTTTCTGGAGTAGCAGATAAATCAAGACCGGACATATTAATTAAAGTAGAAATAGGACCAATAGCTCGAAATTGTGGACCAAATTTATCCACCAAAGCAGCAACAATATTTCCTTGTAATGCTTCTGCTGCCCAATAATATCCATAATTTGTCAATTGATCAGTTATAAATCCATTTGGATCAGTTCCAATTTGTTCTACTAAATTTATAATGTTCAAAACATCTGCAGGTATAAAAGATTCCAACGTTGACAAAGGATTGGATAAAAAGTTTGATGCTATATTGATATAATTTTGAAATTGATTTAAAAATGAAAAAATAGATCCAGATTGGGAGAATAATGAAGTAAAAAAGTTTATATCATCCAATAAAACTTGTGTAGCTTCTAAAATTAAACACAATATATCAATAGGAATAATTTGTTCAATCAAAAACATAATCCATCTTTTAATTTCATTTATTTTTCCGTTTATATATGTATAGAAAGCTTTAATAACACGCATCGCTCCTTGATAAATTTCTCCTATAATTTTTTGAAATGCCACAACCACACCATTAATTCGGGCAACGATTCTTTGCAAAGATCCAAAAGCCATTGCCGGTAAAGCTAGATATGCTCTTTGTCGAATAAGATTACAAAAGTTTTCTATATTTTGAGTAAAGTCTGGATGAATTTTATTTAAAAGTTGTTCGCATAAAGGAGGAACGTTTTGATCTGGCCCACTGGCTGGATTGTTTGGCATAAGAGGCAATTGAAATCCCCACATACCAACCTTTGTATCATGTACCGGTTCATCATAGTTTAAATCATCGGTCATTTGTCGCCAACCGGGCGTTTTTTGCAAATATCCCAACAAAACTTCTTCATATCGCACACCATCTTTTTCGTAACCAATTTTTCCAACTGCAACTACATTTACAAGATAATCGTAAAGTTCTTTTGTTACAGTATATTTTGGTTTTCCATCGTAAGAAAATGTAGTATTTAAAGCAGCATTTCCTTTATAAAGAATATATAAAACTCCAGCATATTTATTTAATAAAGCAGGACCTATTAAGTCATTTTTCATATAATTTAAAACTCTGGCGGGTAATTTTGTCGATTTTTCCAACTGTTTTAAAGTCATTGTTTCTGTTGCCATAATATATTGTTTACTTTTTTTAAAAAGATGCTATGCTATATAAAAACTTATGCTTAAAGTATCAAAAATCCATCAAATTATAGGCATTTCTGGTGCTGCTCGATCCGGCAAAGATACTTTATGTAGAGGTTTGATAAGAGTTTTTTCTAAAAATTTTGGAATTAAAGCTATTCGAAGATCAATAGCAGGAGATCAAGTTAAAAAAGATTTAAAAGATTTATTACAAAATAATTTGGCAATTGATTCTTTTACAGAAAATTTTACTTTAAAAGAAGAAATTCGTCCTCTTTTGATCGAATATGGAAAATTAATGAGAAATAAAACAAATGGTCGATATTTTATTGAAAGATTTATCAAAGAGGAAGAGACAATAAATATTATACCAGATATAAGATATGTAGAGTATCCCAAAGATGAAGGACACTGGATAAAAAATGAAATGAATGGATTTTTAGTTTTTATTGAAAGAGGTGGGATAATTGATGCAAATGATACGGAAAAAATTAACAATAAAATAATAAAAGAAATGTCCGACTATCACATAACTTGGAATGCGTTGGATGAAAACAAAGAATCAGATCGAAATATTATCGATCAATATGCTTTGGAAATAATTGAAAAAATGTTTACCACTTACCAATAGGACATTTTTCCGCCTTCAAATAAGTTTTAACTGCCATAAAACATCCACATTTTCTGCATCTTTTTTGTATTTGATCAAAAAATTCACAATTGCTGCAGATATTTAAACGACGACTGGCTTCTTCGTCAGAAATTCTTAAACCGTTTCCAGTAGCAACACTTTGCATATTTCTTACAATCGATGTACCTAAATTTTTTGCCATTTGCAATTGAGATGGATATGCGTTTTTGTTTGAGCTTTCCAAGCTTTTAATTTTTGCAGAATCTAATCTTGCTTTTAATTGTTCTTTGCTTATCATAAAGTTTCTGGTCTATCTTCTATATTCCAAATTTTACTAAATGTGTCGATTTTATTCGCCACAACTTCTGTTATATAATTAGTCTTGCTGAAGACATGTACAACTTTTGTAATCATCCATTGACCTAAAAATCTATCATCAAAAGGATTGTTTTCGTTTGAATTAACACTGTCGATAAATAAAAATCTACCCGGACTCCGTATCGTCAAACCATTTGCGGTAAAAGACAATGCTTCATTTAAAAATAAAGCATCTTTCATCATTATCAATTTAGGAAGCATGGACGGCACAAATTTTCTATAAGAATTTAAATTTTGTAACATTATTCCATCTTTTTTTGTATTATTAATATTCATCAATACATGAGATCCAGCCTGATTCAAACCAAACAATCCCGTTTTACCCGTTTCTGTTAATTTATTTGCGACTTCTGTAACAGTATTTTGTTCTGAAAAAATATCATATCTTGCAGTTGAAAAATTAAAATGATGCAATTTCATATTGAGCAATTTGTTATCATCAATAGAAACCATGGGAGAAAATTTGTATTCCTTTATTCGAGAAGCTAATCCTGACATAAAATTTTGAATATCGTTGCTAAAATCATCATACGCACGAGGAATATATGGTTTTTGCGGAGGTATTCCGTCTTCTATCATTAAATGTTCTACTTGATTTTCTTTTGAATTTTTAAATATTTCTTCCAAGCCAAACAAATTCCAATCTTTTTCTACCGAAGATCTTCCATATCTTAAAAAAACAGGATTGCCTTCTTTAGATACGGCATTTTGCAAAAGATAATTTAAATCATCCAACACACAAGAATTTGCAGGAGATGTGTAAAAAACCAAATCTTCTCTGTCTTTTGTTATTTTATTATTAATTTCATCATAACCATAATCCCAATCTAAATTAAAAACATTTAAAGGTATATCTGGTTTATCTATAGTACTCCCTTCATTATATCCTATTTTTGTAGTATTTCCCTTATTAGGATTAGCAGCAGTTTCTATTAAAGATCGTATTGCAAAAGAAGCAGGTACTGCTCTTTCAATATCTGTAAGTTGATAAACGTCTCTTTGATCATTTGGGTCAGTTTGTAAAATCCCTTCACGTTTTAAGTATTCACGACCCTGAATGCTCGTTGACCATTCAATATTTCTTTCCAAAAAGTATTGATATCTCTCATCCCAAAAATAAAATTTTCTCATTTTTATTTGTGCGCTATTTGTCGGTAAATCTTCCACATCATAAATCACACAATCAAAACACATTTCCCATTTTTCTTTTGGAAGCTTTTCTTCAGCGGGTCCAACATCAAGCAATTTAGAAGTATTTGGTATCGGATAAATTTTAATTGAAATTTTATTTCTACCATCTGTTCTGAATATAAACGGAGCCTTTATTTTTGTTTCACCATCAGTTGCACCCCTTTCAAGTATTTCTGCATTTGTATTGAAAACAATCCATCCTTTAACATTAAAATCAAACAAAGTTTCTTCTATAGCCAATCCTTCAATAAATGAAAAAGGAACAGCAAAAGGTTTTTCTCCATCCAACTGATTATACATCCAAATTTCAATGTAATATAACTGATCTCTAATTTGATGTAAAAATCCGGATTTTTTACGAGAACTTTCTATTTCAGAAGAAATCGAAGGAGGCGCACTCGAAGATTGCGAATCCGGAAGTTGTGGCTGTTGAGCAAAAAGATCAAAAACGTTAGACATAATTTTTAACAAGTTGCTTCATTGACATTTTTTAGCAAGTTTACTTGCAATTGATTAAATGCAAAATTAACATTACAAGAAATCTCTGAAGAATCTTGATGAGAAAAATTTAATTCTCCCAAAGAAACAGGAAAAGCATCTGTATAATCAAAAGAAATTATTTTATTATTATATTCATCCAAAGCAAATATGCTGAATCTCGAAATTAAATCTTTCATAGATACATTCATTCTTAAATCACTATTTCCGCCAATATGACGAGATTGGATAGAAATATCTGATGTACTGGTTTTAGCGTCATTAAAAAAATTCAACCATTGCCATATCATCCAATAATTTTTATAACCATTATCGACAAAAAATTTAATAGACAAAGGATCATACGCAGGACGAGACATAGAAGATGCCTTGTATATTTGACCATCAAATGCAAGATCTATCGAGGGAACTGAAATAGAGGGAACCGGAGATCCGTATATCGTAAATTGCAGACTATCTGCTTTGAAAGTAGAATCTAAAACGTTGTCATATTTCTTTTTTAGCATTAGAGGAATATCTAATACCATCAAAAATTTATCACTTCTAGATTTATTTAAAATTGCTTGATTCATAACTAAAATAATACAACTGGTTTGTATTCGTCACCTAATAACTTATCTTTTTCTTTATTATCTTGTGGTTTGATTATTTCTTTGGGGGCAACTCCCCAGTTTAAAAGCCAAGACTGCAATTCTGATGCATCTTGTTGAGTTGTTAATGGTTCATTTTGATCAAATTTACCAACAAAGGAAAATCCAGCATTTGATATATTATTTTTTTTAAAACTGGAAACTTGTCCATAAAATAAAGGACTTTTTTTAATTAAATCAGAATTATCAACTAATGGATTTATTTTTAAGGGTCTTCCTTGATCGTCTGTGTCTGCTATTTGATAATATTTCACAGCAATTGATGGATCTAATATAAACAAAGCCCAAATCAAAGATAAAACTCTGTCATCTAAATCTTCATCTTTTCTTTTGCTGAATGTATAGTTCGGTAAACGTACAAAATTTTCTAATTCTAATAAGGTATCTATATCATATAACTGAACAGCTTTTAAACTGTTCGTCCAATATCTGAAGTTTGTAACTCCTTTATATCTTGTATTTGTATGATTATGTATACCAAATCTATTTTCTCTATTGTAGTGCTTGCTTACTCCTTCAAAATGATAAGAAACAACTGATTCATAGTTATGAGTGTGACATAAAACATCCAGTATTTGTTGACCGTTATTATTGTTTTCAACTAAGATGGGAGGTCTTCCCCAATCGTCTAAAATTCCCATTAAACGTGTTCCAAAATGAAAAGGACTCATTTGATTTGTTGCATAAACTGCAACTTGTTTAATGGCAGTTAAATCTGATACATCTAATATTTGAGCAACAGTATTTGATCGACCAATTCCTTCTCCTACGTCAACTCCAATAACATAAAATGCATTTGGATTTGGTTCAAAAAAAACTTTATATGCTCCATTATCCATCACCAATATAGGATCTTTGCATTGGTTTTTTAAATTTGCCAGTAATTCTGGATCAATAGCAGTTTTACCCGGCTGGTGGAAAACGTTTCCAAATTCTTGGTCAAAATCTTCTTTTGAACCCATAGCAGCAATTGTTTCTCTTTTCCAGTCTTCGTCCCGACCGGGCACGTCAAACCAATTGACCACCTCTAATTTCCATTCCCCATTTTCTTTTTGAGATTCTTGATACAACTCATAAAATTTATTATCAGTCCCATTTGGAGTACTAATAACAACAATTTGGGACTTTTTTGAGGACGAAATAATCGGAATAGCAGATTTCCACAATTCTTTCATTAATTCGTTTGGACAGTGAGCCATTTCGTCAATAATCAAAAGATTACTGGTAGTGCCGCGAGGACCCGCAGATGATGTTGTGCTGATTGTTATAGCAGAATCATTAGCCAAATTAAATCCGTCTTTTCTCCAAGATTTTACACTCGGTTTCATCCAAATTGGCAACTGCTCAAATGCCATTTTGATTCGTGCAAATATTTCTTTTGCTGTTGATTCTTTGTTAGCAACGATTGTAATTCTTTTATCGCTTTGGAAACACACAATCCACAACGCATAAATTGTAATGGTAGTGGTTTTACCGCTTTGACGGCTAGATAAAACAACATTAAATCTGTTATTTTTAAATGCTTTTAAAAGTCTTTTTTGATATTTGTATAATTCTATTTTTTTCTTTCCTTCATCTAATGTTGTTATATAGAAATAATTTTCTGCAAAATGTAATATACTTTTGTTACAAAGTTTTAACTCATCAATCATTTTATCAGTCCATTTGAACTGAGAATTTCCTCTTAAAAGATTTTCATTTCCTTTATAGAATGAAGCATCTACTGTAACATCTTCTAAGTCGATTTGTTCTAAATCATCAACATTAGAAATTTCTTTTTTCTTTCTACCCATGATTAATAAATACTTATAAGTATATGAAAGTTTTTCCCTTTAGTTGGTCGAAAAGAAGATCTACTAAAGATATGATATATCTCTATCAAAGCAAATGGCCTTTATATAATTTGTCAACATTAACTAAAAAAGGACTTTGGCAAAAATTTGAAGAAAAAATATTAGAATTGCATAGCAAAAATTTAATAGATGATTTATCAGAAAATGATATGAATAATTTTTTGGATAAAAATCCTGATATTGAATTCGAATTGATGGTTTTTAAAAAAAGTTTAACTGATGTTTTTTTTATAAAAATAGATAAAGATTTTTATTGTTATTCAACTAGTGCATTAAAAATAAAAATGCCTTCTAAAATAGATGTTCGTTTTTATTTTGATATTGAAAAATTTTTAAGTTTTTAATTGTTTGTTTAATTCTTTTAAAACTAAATTAACATATTCTGACTTTAAAATTTTAATTTTAGTTCCTGCTTGTGGCATTTTTATTGGATTTTGAACTTGATTATAAGAGCAAACTAACCACCAAAGTTCTATTGTGTTATATGCTTTGTATGATATATACGTCCAACTGTCATCATATTGAATAAAATATTCATCTTCCAATACGCTATTATCCGCAGGAAATACGTTTATATTTCTCAATAAATTATAAAAACGCATATTACTTTCATTATCTGTATAAATGTTAAAAAAGTTTTCGTAACGATATACAGATAACTTTGGTAAATCTTTTATTTCATTTTGTCTTATCATATTATTGTAAAAATTTTGGTGAGGCTACAGGGTCAACTCTATCGGATTTGATAGATTTATATTGGATGCTACCCTATTCCCATTAGGTAATGTTGTAGTTGTTTGACTAAATCCTAACGAATTTCCAACAAGAGTTGCGGCGTCTGCAAACACATCTGTATCTGAAAGCACATTAACCTTTTGTCCTCCTATTGCCCCTTCAAATATATTTGAACTGTTTGATACAAGTTGCATTATAGATAAAGATATTTTATAAGCTTCTGGTATTAGTAAAGGAGTTCCTCCAAATTCTCTCAATTCTCTTGTTGTTCCGATACTTTCCACGGCAATATTGCTAATTATTGAAACGGGCCAATACAGTCCCCCAAGACAGTTTGAAGTTTGCACAGTGTAAATTTTTGGAGGAACATAAGTTAAAAAAGAAGTTCTCGATTTTAAATTTTGAAAAGTTATTAAATTTACAAAATCAAAATTTAATTTTGCATCTTCTAAACTAATTGTATTATATAAAGGAAAAGTGACAGTAATTGTTTCCAGCGCAGTATTTTTAAATTCATATAATTGTTCAAATCCAACGCCCGGTGATACTGCACCGATGGCAAACCCCACTCCCTGTCCTATTGTATTTAAAAACCCTCCATCTCCATCTTTTCCGGTATCAAACATATTGTTGATACCTCCATTAAATTCACCCCATTGATTTTTAATATCTCTAATTTTTCCACCATCTCCTAAAAGATATGGTAATCGATATTTAAATCCAGTTCCTCCCGTGTCTGCTACATTATACAGTGGAATATATGGGTCAAGGGTTCTACTTTGAACTGCATTAGAAATGCCTTGAGCAACTCGTACAAGATTAGTAAACCACGTTCCATAAGCCAATTCATATTCTGTTAATGTAATAGATGGTACTTCAGTTTTATCTGAAACACTATTAGACCAACGGAATTTGTTAACAACATCGATATTTCCCCCAAAGGAACCCGGTTTTAATTCATTTACCGGTGTCATATAGTTCGCAAAAAAGGGTAAATGATTAGTTCTTTTACCTACGTTATATAATTTAGAATTAACCATTGCCATATTAATATTTAGACCCCTTCTCTTAAATTGGATGTTTTTCTCCACCAAGAAGATCTTAATTCGTATATGGAATCTCTACTGCCGCTAAATATTATATCGTTTTTATTTGAACCACCCTGACTACCAACTAGTGTCATACCCCCACCTCCAGCTAAACTTAATTGTTTGGTCAACGAATTTGCTAAATCTCCTGTCATTTTAAATATTCCTTTGTTTACAGATTCTACAATTCCAGTTAATTGTTTGATTCCTTGATCTAAATTTGCATCTGATCTTAAATTTAAAAGATCCGGTGAAGATTCAATACCTTTTAATTTGTCAAAAATTAAAGGAGATTCGTTCTCCGGAGCAGGAATTTTTATTGGTGGCTTTTTTTCTTTATATTGATCGGAAACAGCACGAATTAAACCATCAAATTTTTCTTTAGCGCGATCATATTGTTCGAGCGATTCTTCTGGACCCATAGCAGTAAATTCTCCATTATCATCACCATCTGCTTCTTTTATTTTTTTATTAATTTCTATCATTTCTTGTCTTTTAGCTTCTATTTTTCTCTGCATTTCAGTATTAAATAAACTCCCAACATTCGTGCCAAAAACAGACATGTTGCTCCAAGAATTTTTATATTCTTCTTCTAATTTTAATAATTCGTTTTTTGTTTGTTTATGTGCGGTTGCTGCCATTTGTGGATTCAGGCCCTCAAATTTTTGAGAAGCTAACTTTTGCATTTCTTGTTGTGCTTGATTGACAGAGTCTACATTTATAGGAGCTTCAGTAATTTCTCCGCTTGTTGAATTATAATCTAATCCCATCCATTTTGCTAATTTTCCATGTAATCCATACCAATCTGGAATTAAACTTTTTGCAAATTTAAAAATATTTTTTCTTATTTCTTCTCTAAATTTATCAAAAGAAAATGTTTTACTACCATCTGTTTGTTCTTCAGTAGAATTAGTTATAGCTTTTAAAAGAGCAGGAAGTGGTCCTAAAAATGGTTGTTCAACCAAATAATCTAAACCTTTTGCAAAATTTCCAGAAGCTATTTCGTATATACCTAAACCAAATTTTAAAAGACCTCCAATAAGTGGAACGTCTTTAAGCATATCATAAACTTTATTTGATAATCCACCTATAATATCTAATTTAGCAGATTGTTTTTGATCGTCTGGTAAATCTCCGGTTTTATAATCTATGAATGCATTTAATGCAGCTAGACCCAAAGATAACGGTGTACCAGCGCCTGGTATCAAGTTCGTTATACCTCCTGCAACATCAATAAGACCACCAATAATATCCCCTTTATTAAATCTATCATAAGCAAAATAAAAACTAATTAAACTTCCAATAAGAGGAATAGCTTTCATCGCAACTAAACCCGCACCTTTAAACAAACCACCTGCTATTTTAGGCAAAAGTGTTTTCCAAACAGCAGGAGCTGCCTGTGCGCCTTGTTTTACTACATCATCTCCAAATCCCAGTTGAAATATGGCTTTTAAACCACCCTCAATTAATTCTCCGACTGTCGTAAACGCTTTACCTACCAAAGTAAACAAAGGCCCTGCAGTAACTTTTAATCCACCTAAAGTAAAAAATTTTGAAATTCCTTCCAAAGTTCCTTCAAATTTATCTAAAAAGTCTAAATTAAAATTAAACTTTTCTTCCAACCAAGGTTTTATTTTATCCCAAAATGCTGCTATTAATACACCCGCTACACCACCAGCAAGTAACAATTTACCTAAAGTGTCTAATAAACCAGATTTTTGTTCCTCTTTTGTTACCTCAACTTTATTTGCTAAATTTAAATTTTTAAGATTTAAATTTAAAAGTTCTTTTAAATCTTCTATCGATTCATCAGATAATGTTATTTTTGGTACTTTTTCTGTAAAGGTTGCTTGTTCTTTTGGTGCTTTTGCTTGGTCAGGAATAACTGAACCGAGAGGGGATGATTTTAAATTGTTTTGAACTTCTGATTTGGTAGCGTTTACTGAAGTTTTTAAATCTTTTAATTTGTCTTCAAATGCTTTTTTAACTTTTTCTTTATACTCTTTGTTTAAAGATACAATATCAAAAGGATCACCAATGAGTTTTAAATTTTCTTGTTTTTCTGATTCTGTTAAATTTTTTCCAATCTTTTCATAAACATTTTGAGCTTTTTTAAAAGTAGGAATTACATATTTTTCTTTAAATTGTTTTTTTAAACCTGACAAATAATCAAAACCTTTTTCGTCGGTTTGAAACAAAAGTGTTAAAAAATCTTTTGAATCTACAGGAGAAAAGGTTAATTTTGATAATACATCTTCAAACGAAGCATCAGCCATATACTAATATTTAGATTAGTATGTGAGTTTTAAGATAAAAATAACAAACTATCTACATTAATAATCTTGGTATATTTTTGGTTATTTTCTTCTGTTTCCACAGTCAAAACAGAATCAATTTCTTTTTTCCAGTTGGAAACATTTTCAAGGATTTTTTGTACAATTGCACTGGGAAATTTTTCAACCAATATTATTTTTTTATGAAAATCATAATCTTGATAATTGATATTTTCATCATTTATCAAAACTTCTTTGATATATTTTGTTGTTTCGCTTATAAATGCATCGGCCACAATAGTTTGCACATCTTCAATGTTTTTAATATCATCTACTCTTTTTTCTTTTTTATGAATTTCTGATTCATAATCAAATTCTTTTTTAATTGTTGGCAAAGATATTTTAATTTTTATCGATACAGAATCATTTTTAAACTCGATGTTTGCATCTTGTGGAGTTTCAAAATTTTTAAATTTTTCAATAACTGGTTCTATTTTTATATTTTTAGCAATATTATTTTTTTCATCAAAAACTACTCTGGTTTCATCGGAAATTTGTTTTTTTAATGCTAAAGCAATAGCAATTTTATCATAAATTGTAAAATCATTTAAAACAGAAATTTCATCTCTAGAGACAAAGTTTTGTTCCAAAATTTTATAAAAGTTTTTTACAAAATTGGAATTATATATAGAGGAATTCAACGCAGAGGAAAGCAAAGATTTTTGTTGTTTTGCATCAATTTCTTTAAATTTATAAGATTTTTTTACAGAAGGAACCCACACATCAACAACAAAACTTTCTGTAATTGCTTGTATGGCTTGTAATGCTTTATCAAAATTTAAGTTATTATTATTATCTGACATATTAATTAATTAGGCGGAGCATCTCCAAATTCAACTGCTAAATCTTCAACAGATCGATTATTTCCTGCGGACGTAGGAACATTTATTGATTGGTTTTCTGGTGGTGTTTGACTCTTTCTTTGGGCTTCTATAAAAGATAAATATATTTTTCTTTCTGATGGTGACATATTTAAAATATAATCAGAATTTAAGTGATAATTGGAAAGTAAAAAGATTTCTTCGTATATTCTTTTTAAATTTTGCGTAAAAATTAATTTTATAATTTCAATATATATAAGATTAAAAAAGTTGAATTTTTGATTTTTAAAATAAGAAATTTCAAACAAATCAGAAGAAGAAAATTGTTTTATATTTTTTAAAATTGCTTCTTGTATTTGATTTTTAATAGATGCGGGAAAAAGGTATAATATTTTTTCTTTTTCATTTTCATCTAATGTATTAAAATTTATTATATTGTTTTTTATTTGAACTTCCTTAATAAATTCTGGAATAGTTTCTAAAATTTTTTCCTCAAAAGCAATATCAGAAAAATATAAATTATAAAATTTTTGTATACTTTTGATATTTGGCCAGCCAAAAGTTACTTTTAAATTTTTATCTTCCCAAAATAATTCTTTTTCTGTTAAAGATTGCTCACTAGAAATCAACAAATTTTGAATAAAAATCTGCAAATCTATTTTTAATTTGATATATTTGTTTTTTTCTGTTTCTGATTTGACTTGTAATTCTAAATCATTACCGATGCTTATTATTCGAAGTTTTAAACAAAATAGCAAATAGTCTATTATATCAATATGATATAATTCTTCTATGTTTTCAACACAGCTTTCAACAATTTTTAAAAAATTATTATGATATTCTAAATAATAATCAACTTTTTGTGGATAGAAAATATTTAATTTTTCAATATCCAATTGATTTTTTGTAGAAAGTTCTTTAAAACTTAAAGAAACTCCAGAAAAAGGTAATTGTACTTTATATAAAAATCTTTCCACTTTAAAACTTATATTTTTTAATAAAAAGTCAATTATACGTCATTAAAATTCTCAGTAAACAAATTATTATAAATTGCTAAAGGATCGGGCGGAGGAGAGATAAGCTGTGAAGAATTTCCATCTTGTACAAAATAACCATCATAAACAAAAGAAACATTACTATATTTCATACCTTCTGACATGTATGAATATTCTTCTCCATCGATAGATACGGGTGCCAAATTGTAAAATCTATATATTTTTCTAATTCCCATCGGTTTATCAGCACCGGTTTTTGCCAACATAACAACATCAGCAAATCTGCATTTTACTTTTTTTGGAGAATTTGAATTTCGAGCTACCAAACCATTATAACCAACCAATATAGTCCAAGGTCTTAAAACAAGATCTAAAAAAGATGCATTTGTTTCTAAAAAGGTTACTGTTAATTTTTTATACTTATCTCTATTTGAAGCAGTCGCAGGAGGCATATATCCCCCATAACTTAATCCCTCGTTACCTGCCGATACTCCGTCAGATGGTAAGCTGACTTGTCTTGCAAACACACAACCCGTTAAGTTTTGCACTGCCCATTGCAATCTTCCATCAGTCAGTTTTTTAGTAACACTATTGTTTAATCTCCATCCCAAGTTTCCAAACGCACTTTCTTTTGATAAAAGTTGTTTTTCCATTGTACCCTGTAAAGCATTTACAGAGTTTAAATCAAAAAATATAAACCACTGACTAGCTAACGCCAAACCAGTTGGCCATTCTCCCAATAACTGATTATAGTACTCGTAAGGACTTGTTATAAAATCTGACATATATAATACTTATGTCAGATATTATATTTTTATACTCTCCAATACTGGTATGCAAGAGTTGCTTGTTGAACCATAACTTCTCCCGAAGTTGTAACATCCATACTAACTTCTCCAACTGCTTGACAGTATGCACCATAAAGAGTATAAGTTCTGATTGCACTACCAGCTTTATCAATTAATGTTAAAATAACTTGATTTTCTGATGCATTGCTAGGAATACTATATGCTCCCGTGCTGGTTTCATCGTTAAAAACTTGATCGGTCCATTGTTCAAATTTTCTACGAATAGAAAGATTTTGAGGAATTCTAAAATTAACAGTCCATCCACCACTGTTTGGATAACTTGCGGTGCCGGGTACGTTAAACCTGAGTCCCATAAATGGAACCTCAATGTTTGTAATTGCGCGTCCGGGTAATGTTGTGGAAGTTAAATAAAGAAGTTCATTTGCAGTGAATCTTTCTCCGCCTAAAGAAACGATACGAAACAAATTTGTTCGCATAAAATCATTACCGGCTGCTGCGTTGTAAAAATTCTCAATTCCTTGTTGAGCTAACAGAGATGTGCTTTGTATTAGAGGTGTTGCCATATATTTTAAATATTTATCTTATGAGATTAATTCTTCGAAACTTACTCCAGTTCTTGTTGCTATAAAATCCGCAAGGATAAATTCTACAGTACGAACTGGTTGAATATAAAGAGATACTCTCAATTCATTGTTATCAATCGTGCTTGGTGTGTTGTTTCTTTCATCACATACAATTGCATAATCATATAAACCTTCATTTAACTTAGCTTGTTCGAAGATAGGAGTTAAAGCTCCCACAACCCTAGCTCTTGTAGTAAATGTGTTTGGTTCAAATACATAGTATTTTAATACATTTTGTGCGGATTTTTCCAAACTTAAAAACAATCTGCGAACATTAATTCTATCAAATGCTGATGGTTTACGATAAAGAGTTTTTTGACCATAAATTACATAACCATCATTTGAAAAGAATGCAATAGGATTAATGTTGATTTTGTAAAGCAAATCTCTTTGTTTTTGGGTTGGATTGATTCCAACATCAGATACATTTAATAAAGATCCACGGTTAAATCCAGCAGGTGCGGACCATGGATATGCTATTTGTGCAGATGACGCAAAGATAGCGGCAGCATAACCAGACGCAGGAACCCAACAAAAGTTATCAGATGCCATGTCTGTAGTTCTGAGCCAGTTTCCATAAGTTACAACATAACTGGATTGAACATTATCAAATAAATTTCTCAAAGGCCAATATATATCATTAGAGAAAATAAAATTTTTATTTTTCGATGATTTTACATTGGATCCTTTTACAAAAATTTGTCTTAAAGGATCTGCAATAAATACATGATCTTTTCTTGTTTTATCAGCAAATGCTACAAATTGATTTAAAATTTGAGCATAATCTTGAACTATTCCTCCAACTGGACTTCCGGTAGTACTTTTCAAGGCTGTTATATCTAAAGGATACGTATCATCAAATATTTGTGGCTGATTAGTAAAGTTAGCATCCGCTTTTCTTGCTTTAGCAGTAGTCCAAATTGTTCCTAATCCTGCTTCTATTATTACATCCAAGTCGATTGTATCATTATTTTCCAAGGATCTTAATATTCTTTCAAGTTTTTGCGGAACAGCACCAACATCTTTTACACGCTTATCCGTATTTGATGTATAAACACCAACAGAATAAAGATTTTTTGAAGTTGGATTGACTCTTACTGTTTTTCTCGAAGTTCCGTCATTATTAAGCCAATTTCCTTCGGTAGATATAAAAGGATTTGTAATAACTCGGATATTTCCAGAATTTTGATTAACTAAATTATCTAAAAATGAATTATTAAAGTTACCGCCATTTGGATTTTGTTGAGTTCTTAAAGAATAAAGTGAACCAGTATAACCTTCGGACGTAATGTAATCTAAAGTTACGGTATCTTGTTGATATACGGTATTTCTAAGTTTAAAAACCATTAAAGTAAGATAATCATTAAATTTAGAAGTAGCAAAATCATAATTGGTTGGAAAATTTTCAACAAGTTCAGATAAACTGTTTGTTCCATATGAAGAGGCATTTGCTGTCAAACTAAATCCAAGTCTCGAAGAAGGAAGTGCTACAAAAGTTTGATATAAATTATTTGTTGAAATTACATTTGCTGCTTTAATACCTGTAATTGCTTCAAAAGCTGTAGATGGATTACTGTTTGAATTGTCTGCTAACGCAATATAATATCCTTCAAAAAGATTATTTACAGTAGTTTTTGCAGAGTTTAAAACTACCAATCCAGCACTACCAATTTGTGAAAAATCCCCAACACTTCGATTAATAAATCCATTATTCCATGCAACATTATTTTCTATTAAATCGAGGTATTCATCTTCTGTTAAAAGAATTGATTCTGGTTCTAAAACTTGATACGATGTTGCTGCATCATAAGTATCGGCGTTTGCGGAAATTCTATAAACCAATGCACTATATGTGTTGGTAAATCCTTCGCCCATACCAGAACCATATGGCATTCTTGTAAAAAGAAGATTCGCAGGAGATGTTGTTAAAAGTTGTTTTGCAGAATGGTATGTGTATCTTTCTGCTGCATTTTGAGGAGAACCGAATATTTGTTCATATTCTGTCAAGCTTGTAATATTGATAATTTCATCTGTTGGACCTTGATCAGCAAACCCTGTAAAAAATACATTTGTTTCTCCTGTTGGTCTAGAAATTAAACTCAAATCAATTTCATTAATTTGAACGCCTGGTGATGCTATTGTTCTTGCTGCCATAATTTATATTAATATTTATCTTTAGTTTTACCCATTTTTTATAATTTGTTTTAGAATGTTTTTAGACTAAGTATATTTACATTACATGAATAATAAATTTGATTTATATGTTTCTTCTCTTTTAGAAGAAGCTGCAAGATGTACAAAAGTAACAGGAAAAACTTCATCGGATCGTAAAGGAAAAAAGTGGATGAAATGCGTTAAAAATCCTAAAGGTGGATATAAAAGAATACATTGGGGACAAAAAGGAGTTCGCGTAACAGGAAAATCGGGAAATACGAAACGTAAAAAATCATTTAGAGCTAGACATAAGTGCTCAAGCGCAAAACCCGGCACACCAAGATATCAAGCTTGTAAAGATTGGTAAAAAGAATAAATAAAACACATGAACAAATTTCAAACAATATTAAACGGAGTAATTGAAGAGCTATCTACAAGCATATCTATGAATCCTCAACAAATTGAAAAAGATTTAGAAAGACTTCCAGCACAAACAAAGGATGTTCTTCAAAAAATTGCAAAACCTTTAGAATCTGGAACTGAAAAAAATCCAAATGAAGATTTAATGAAAAATTTAGAAGAATTAGATTTTGAAAAATTACCAACAAATCAACAAGAAAAATTAATTAAAATTTTAACAAACAAAGGTTTTTTAAAACCAAATTCAACAAGTACAGAAAAATCTGAAGAAGATCAGAAAAATACACTTACACAACAAAACAATTCCAACCCCGCTTCCTACGGTGTTTAATTATGAAAAAAAATAAGCCTCGTCGTAATAAAGAGGCATCTGCAGAAAAATTATCAAAAGATAATTCTCCATATGTCTATCAAAGAGATAAAGTAGCATTTGATTTTACAATCAAAGAATTGCCTTGGACGGATAAGCAAAAACAATTGATTGAAATTCTTTTGGATAAAGATACTCGCTGCGTATTCGTAGAAGGTCCTGCGGGAGTTTCCAAAACAATTACTGCAGTTTATGCCGGTCTTCATTTATTAAGAAATAAAAAAATTTCCGATATTGTTTTTGTCAGAAGTGCTGTAGAAAGTGCAGATAGTAAAATCGGGTATTTGCCCGGCACGATTGATGAAAAATTTGAAGCATACATGGTTCCTTTTATGGAAAAATTAGAAGAACTTTTAGATAAAGCATCTATTAACAGATTGAGAAATGATGAAAGATTCAACGCCACGCCCGTAAATTATATTCGTGGTTTACACTGGGCAACTAAATGTGTAATTGTAGACGAATGTCAAAATATAAGTTTTCGAGAATTGATCACAACAATTACTCGAATGGGTGAATTTTCTAAAATTATTTTTTGCGGAGATCCTATGCAATCCGATTTGCCGGAAAATAAAGCTGGAGGATTTTCCAGAATATGCGATATCTTTGCAGATGAAGAATCAAAAAAATTTGGAATTCATCATTTTGAATTCACCAAAGATGATATTGTCCGTTCCGAATTTGTAAAATTTGTTGTAAACAAATTAGAAAACGAAAAAAATACTTGGAAACCAGCAAATAACAAGTAAATATTTAAATAATGCAACAACCACAATACATGACAGTAGAAAATCGACCAATCCCATGTTCATTTTGCAGTGCTACGGTGAACGGTAGAATCATGGAAAAAATAGATCCAACATCAAAAGAAACAGTAAAAGAATGTCGTTGGGTATGTTCTCGTTGTGGCAATTTGGTTAAAGTTGGAACAGTCGCTAAATGAAATTAAAGGATTTAATAGAAGAAGTATATGACCAAGGACCAAAATCCTATCCGGCATATAGCTCATCTCCTCGCAAAGATTTTGTTCCATATTCCACAAAAGATGGATATAATTTTCCATATCAAAAAAATACACCTCCGATTTTTCCGCCTGAACCTCCACAACCAGCAAACCCAGTAGCTTTACCTTGGCCATTACAAACGATTAATGATGATTTATCGGATGCTTACATATATCTTTTAGGAGCAGCTAAAAAAATAAGTGACGTAGTTGCAAACAATCCTACAATCAATTCTGAACAAAAAACGCAATTTACAGAGTTGTATAAAGATTTAAAAATTTCTCTTGATCATATTAAAAAAGTAGGCTTAAAAGTTTCAGATGTAGCTAACATGGCTTCTCCAGTAACAGTACAAGTTACATTAACTCCAGAACCAATTAAACCGGAACATCCATTCCTGTAATATTTTATTGACATACACTAAAAAATAGTGTATTATTCTTCAATAAAATGAAAATTAATTTAAAACTCCAAAAGTTTATAACTTCTACTTTTATTGTATTTGTTATATCTTTATTAGGAGGAATAACTGGATATCTTTTAGTTTCAAATTTTTGGGCATTTTTTATATTATTTTTTATAGTTCAGTATATTATATTTTTTGCAACTTCCACGATTATCCAATCGTTTTTTATAGAAAAAACAAAACAAAAAGAATTAGATAAGTTAGAAAATCTTTCTACAATTTTAAATTGTGCATATTGTAATCAAGCAAATATAATGACATTTTTACCTGAAAACAACAATAGAGTAGAATTTACTTGTGAAAATTGCAAAAAGAAAAATTTAGTCACGATGCAATTTGTTGTAGCGCGTATAACAGAACCTGTATCATTACCAAAAGTAACCGGAATTCCTTTAGAAACTGCATAAAGTATGAAAAATAAAAAAATCTTTAATTTAAAAAACAATAAAAAATCATTGAAAAATTGGGATAAAATTTACAACGAAGCAGCAGAATTAGCGCGATGGATTTGTGTGTACGAAGCAGTTAATATGATAGCAGACAAAGCAGAAGAAAAAAAATTATCTTTTGATAAGATAGACATTAAGCCTTTAGCTATATACAAATATATGGAATCCATGGAAGATATTTTTTTAAAAAAAGCATTAGATCAACTATATAATATTAAAATATGTTATAGCGAAAATTCTGAAAATTTAGAATTTTCTTATTAATATTCTCCATAAACGGAAGTATTACTACAAGCATTATCTTCCAGATAATCAAAATTTTTATTTGATGCTTGTTCGATTTTATCATTATCATCCGGAGGATTGTTACCCATGCCGCCTCCTGGACTATTGTTTTCGAAACTATAATCATATCTTTTAGCTTTGAAAAACCATACATAATGTCCTCCAATGGCATTTAATTGAAATTCATCAATAACTTCGGTTAATTCATAAACTGTTGGTCCTCGTTTTGGATAATTTAAACGATCTATACCAAATTCAGTCAACTTCATCAAGTCTCCTGCTTTAGGTTCAGAAGATAATCCATAAATTTGTGTAAAATGTAAAGGATGAATAACACCTGTCATATCACTATCCGCAACAATTCCAAATTTTGATAAAAGATATGAATCATTGTTTAAATTTAATAAAACAACCAACGGTTGACCATTACCATATGCTACATCCGGTTCTTCGCCGTATAAAGGATTCATGGCAGTAAGATTAGCATTTATCGAATAATAGTCAGTCATTTGACCGAATAAATCAATTTGTTCTTTCCACCAAAAATAAAAATTTCTTCTTTCGTTTTGGTTGTATCTTTTATCTAAAAATCTTACTTTTTCCATTTTGTTTTTTTGTAATATCCTTTATTTGGAATATAAATTAAAAATTGTCCAGAATCTCTTAATGCCTTTTCAAAATATTTTGATTTATCTTCCTTATCAATATTTAATCCATAATCACTAGCAATTTTTTGTGCTTCTGTGTCGGTAATTTTTTTATCTGCACCATCAACTAAAGGATTTTTATACTGATATGGACTTTGTGATTTTGCCACAATATTTTGATGTTTACGTTCGGCATTAACGTCAACTATTCTTTTAACACTTTGATGATGTGGTTTACTGTCAGTTAATTTAAAGTAATCTTTAAAGTTCATTTTATATACTTACTAATAAAAAACCCCGCCAAGGCGGGGTTTTCTAATTTTATTTTAATATTTTTTATTGATCAAATAAGAATTTTCCTACTTTAACACCATTTGCATCAATTTTTGATTTGCTTGTAAGTTCTTCTGGATTATCTGTGCATTTTTCAGGTTTTCCATTAACTTTTTTACCCTTTACAACTTCTGCTTTTTTCTTGGAAACAGGAACAGCACCTTTGACTTCATAGTTTGAATGTTTTGTCATTCCTTTTTCTAATTTTTCTTGATCAACCAATGCATGACCATGATATTCAGCTTCTACAGCTTCTTGTTTCATTTCATCAGTTTCATTTTCTCCTTCAAGATCAAAATCTTCTAATCCTTCTTCACTTTCTTCTTCTTCTTCTTCTTCTCCTTCTTCTTCCTCATTTCCAAGAACAGACATTAAAACATCATGAAGTTTTTGGGCTGTTTCACGATCTAAAGTAAATGTAACTTCTTCACTTTCTTCTTCTTCTTCTGATTCGTCGTCAAATTCTTCTAATGAATTGTCAGTTTCTGTTTCATCTGAAGGTTCTAAAGAATTATCTTCTGTAGAAAAATCAAACATTTCTTCGTTTATAACTTTATTATAAAGAGCATCGAATGGATTATTTGATTCGGATTTTACTTTTTCTAATTCACCAGTAGCACCATCGCTTGTTAACTCATCGGGAGCTTCTTCAACATCTTCTAATTCGCTTTCTACGTTTTCTGCAGAATTTTTAGGAAATGTTTCATGTGCTTTTTTATCCGATTCTTTATTCCCAAAAGTTTTACCAACTTGAGATTTTGTTGAATCTACAATACCGGAAGAAGTTGCTTCTTCGATAACTTTTAAGTATGCTTTTGCTATTGGATCTTTCATATGTATAATATTATTTATCTTAGTATTTTCCCTTTTTATAAAAATTATTTATTTTTAACTTGTTTGGATGTTATTTTTTTTCCGTATTTTTTGGCACCCTTTTTAACACCTTTAACGCAGCGTTCTTTTTTTCCTTTGTTTTTTATTTTACCACAAACTGCCCAAGGATTAACATCTTTCGACTCATATTTTAAAGAATCAATTTCATCTATATCAAAAGTATCATCCATTTTATTTTGCGATTCGTATTCTGCCACTTGAGAAACACTTTGAATATTATCAGTAATAACTGCAATTTTTTCCAATTGCCATGGTTCTAAATGTGCTCCTGCTTCTAATGAATCTAAAAGACCTTTAGCATGTTTACAGATAGCATAAAGATTAGATTTCGCCATCGATTCTTCTTCTCTTTCTTCTAAATGATCACAGGAAAATGGCGCATCTGGTGATTTAATATCATCCATATCATCGAGATTTTCCCGATTTAAAATTTTTACATATGCATTTTCCAATAAAATTTGATCTTTAAACTTCATAACTTTAATATATTTATCTAAATTAAAAGCATTTCTGCTTCTTTTTTTAAATTTAAAGTTTCCATCAATTCAAAATTTTCTTTATTTGCCACCCAAACAATATAAGAAGATGGTACTTTATATGGTGTATTATTTTCAATAATTGTTTGATACAACCACATTTGAAGACTATATTTTATATATTCACAATGCGACAGATATTCAAAAGGTGCTAAAAATGTTTCATCTCTAGGATTTTGTTTTTTGATTTCTTTATTTGTCTTATAATCAAAAATAACAAATTTTTTTGTTTTTTTATTGAATGATAAATTATCGACAGTTCCACAAATTCCAGATTTTTTATCACCTATAACAAATTCAGATTTTACCAAGATGTGATCTTTTCTCCACCATTCATAAAAATTTAAAAAATTTTTAATCAGATGTGCCATTTCTTCATAATATTTTTTAATTGAATTTTCCTTATAAAAGGAATTAAATGTTTTAAAAAAATTAATTAAAGATTCTTTATCAATAGTCGTTTGTTTTCTGGTTAAAAAATTTTCAACAAATTTATGAAACTCTGAACCTTTGTGGCACGAGTATTCTTTTAAAAAATTCCATTCGGCTAAAATTTGTTCTACAGATTTTTCATTTTTTCTTGCTACAAATCCTGCTATTTTTTCTTGTTCAAATGGTTTTTCATATTTTTTAATCAATCCGGAAACGGACATTTTTGCCGGATTGTTATCAATTGTATACGTATGATTTTTGTCAAAAAATTTAATTCTGGAAAAACAATCTTCTAACTTTATCAATGTATCAAAATTTAAATCCGATTCGTTTTTGCTCTTCTTTTTTTGTTTCTCCATAAAATTCAATATCTTTTTCCAAATTATAAATTTCACTTAATGACATTGGTTTGTTAATTTTTTCCTCTATTAATTTTTTTGGATATTTTAAACTTTTTGCCAATTTTATTGAATCTTCTGTTTTTAATGCAGTAAATTCATAATCCATCTGAAGTCTTCCTTTTCTTTTTAAAGCATCGTCAACATCTTGTTTGGGACAGTTATAAGTCACAATTACTGATGTTTTTAAAATATCGCTCAAAATACCATCCGAAAGATTTAATAATGAAGATACAGCAGAAGAGTCCATACCATCACCCAATCTTTTTAAAATTGCTTTTTCCGCATCTTCCAAAATAATAACTGAATTTGGTTTTTGTATTAAAGTATGCAAACAGTTTGGATCGGAAGTAAAGTGTTCAATCATTGTAGTCGGAATATAAATGAAATCTCTTTTTACTTTTCCTGCAAGATATTTGATATAAGTTGTTTTACCCGTGCCTGGTAATCCATGAAACATAAACAAACCGTTTGATTTTTCCAACAATCTTTGTTGAATTTTTTCATCAATTTCCAAAAAAGTTTTTCCGTAATTCAATTCAAGATTCAAAGTTTCCGGAAGATTTACAGCAATAGGCTCAAACGTGTATTCCCCGTATTGATTTTTAATAAAAAGATGCACCTTAACATCTTCTTTATTGTCACAAACAAATGGTAAAAAATCTTCAATCGGATATTCGGTAACACTTGACGGAGCACATATACTAATAAAAAATATTTTTTTATTTTTCTTATCTGAGTTATTACTTTTTTCTATAAAAATTTCACCCTCATCATCAAACGCAGCATCTGATCCAAAAGCTTTTAATGTTAATTTTATAAAAGTATTTTTATATTTGAATAAAAAATATCCCCCATTAAAACTTTCTATGCCACTATTCAACAAATTTTCAATTTTACCATTACTGTAATAGTTTATAATTTCTCCATTTTTTATTAAAAAGTTTAAAATTTCAGAGTTAAAAGAATTCTCAATAGTTAAAAAACATGGAGCATGTCCGTATGTTTTAGTTATATAATTTTTTAAAGGAAACTCACTTCCCATTTCTGGCTTATAAAAGGTTTCATTCTTAGGAAGCGATAAAGACTTAGTAAATTGATTAAAAATCATAACTTAGTTTATCCCATTATAAAATAAAAGCAATCAAAAATTGACATGATTTAAAAACATGAGAAAATTATCATTATGAAAATATTGTTCGGTCTCTTTTTACTTTTAATTTATATTATTTTTGGTCCAATTTTAGTTATATGGAGTTTAAATAATCTTTTTATTTTAAATATAGAATATACATTTAATAATTGGTTATCATGTTATATTTTAATGAGTATTTTAAGCATAATTTTTCATAATCATGGAGTTTCTGTAAAGATACAAGACGATAAATATTATAATGAAACGTCTAGGAAAAAAACAACTGATTAATATTCATAATAAATGTTTGAATTTAATCAGAAGTAAACCACAAACTTTCTTCATTTTCAAAAAAATGAAGAAATATGAAGGATCTTGCAACTGGACTGATATTGAAATAGATCCGAGAACAAATTTAATATCAACTGCTTATCATGAATGTGTTCATTATTTGTACCCAGATTGGTCAGAAACGCAGGTTTTATATGCAGAATCTCGCCTAATAAATTCTTTATCCGTTTTTGATATTACTTGCTTTTTAAAACATCTTGCCAACAAATTATATAAAGGAGAACTAAAAAAAATTACATTAAAAAAAACAAAAAAGAAAAAGAAAAAAATTTACAAAAACATCAAAAAATGATATATTGACTATTGTAAAAAATATCTAATTAAAAATATGGAAAAAATTATATCAGATTCGTTTGTTAAAAAATATTCTAACAAAAAAACAAATTGGGGGTTCAATGGACTTGGTTATATTGTTTATAAAAGAACATATGCTCGTTTAAAGGACGATGGACAAAAAGAAGAATGGCATGAAACAATTCAGCGTTGTATAAATGGAGCACAAAAATTAGGAGCAGACTATACCCAAGAAGAAGCCGAAAGACTTTTCGATCACATTTTCAACTTGCGTTGCAACTATGCAGGAAGAATGCTTTGGCAATTAGGAACAAGCACGGTTGATCGTTTTGGTGCAAATTCCTTGCTCAATTGTTGGAACGTTTCTATGAATGAACCAAAAGCATTTTTATTTTTGTTTGAAAATTTAATGTTAGGCGGTGGTGTTGGTTTTTCTATTCGTAGAGAAGATATCCACGAACTTCCTAAAATTAAAAAAGAAGTAAAAGTTACACATGAATACACTAAGGATGCAAAGTTTATTGTTCCAGACAGTCGTGAAGGATGGATTGAATTGTTAGATCGTGTTCTTCATGCATTTTATGTTACAGGAAAATCTTTCAACTATTCTACGATTTTAATTCGTGGTGCAGGGGAAAAAATTAGTGGCTTTGGTGGTCAAGCCAGTGGTGCTGGAATTTTAATTGATGGTATTGATAAAATTGTAAAAATATTTCAAAATCGTGAAGGTAAAAAACTTCGTTCTATTGATGTATTAGATATTTGTAATATCATTGGAAGTATTGTTGTTTCTGGTAATGTTCGTCGTTCTGCCCAAATTGCTATAGGAGATCCTGATGATTATCTCTTTTTACGCGCAAAAAATTGGTCATTGGGAAATATTCCTAACTGGAGAGCAATGTCTAACAACACAATTTATGCTGATGACTTTTCTCACATCTCAAACGAGATCTGGCAAAATGGTTATACAACAGATAAAGAAACTGGATTTGCAAAAGGCGAACCTTATGGTTTCTTTAACCTTCCTCTTTCTCAGAAATATGGAAGAATTAAAGACGGTCCAATGAAGGATTCTAGTCTTTATCCAACTGATGAAGACAATGTAGTTGGTACAAATCCTTGTGGTGAAATTAGTCTTGCTTCATATGAGTGTTGTAATCTTTCAGAACTTTATTTGAATAATGTTACAAACAAAGAAGAATTAATTGATTGTGCTAAATTGCTTTATAAAACACAAAAAGCAATTGCTGCACTTCCATTTATTCATGATGAAACAAATAAAATTGTTCATAAGAACATGCGTCTTGGTCTTGGAGTAACTGGTGTTTGTCAATCACTTGATAAAGTTGATTGGTTAGATGATTGTTACAAAGAACTACGCAAATTTGATAAAGAATGGAGCAAACAAAAAGGTTGGCCTCGTAGTATTAAACTTACAACAATTAAGCCTAGCGGAACATTAAGTTTACTCGGTGGTGCTACACCAGGAATCCATCCCGCTTATTCAAAATACTACATTCGTCGTGTGCGTATGGCTAGTAATGATCCATTGGTTCAATATTGCAGAGATAATGGTTATCATACTGAATATGTAATCAATTTCGATGGATCAGAAAATCACGATACCGTTGTTATTGAGTTTCCATGCGAAACTCCAGATGGTGCAATTTTTGCAGCAGATATGGGAGTTATCAAACAACTCGAAACAGTCAAAAAACTTCAAACTATTTGGTCAGATAATGCGGTTAGTGTTACCGCATATTACTCGGAAGAAGAACTTCCAGAGCTTAAAAAATGGTTAGAAGAAAATTATCAAAATTCAATTAAATCTGTAAGCTTTTTGTTGAGACAAAATCACGGATTTAAACAAGCACCATACGAAGAAATTAATGGTGAAACCTACGAAAAAAATAAAGCTAAAGTTAAACCTATTCAAACAATGAAATCTTCTGATATAGGAGAAGATGCTATTCAAGGTTTGGAATGTGAGGGTGGTGCATGTCCAATCAAATAATATGAAAATACTAATACTCGGAAAAGGTTATATCGGAAACTATTTGGCAAAAGCTAATCAAGAGCATAACATTGTTCATATTAGTAAATCCGATATAAACTATGAAGATCCTGATACTTTTGTAAAATTCTACCATAGAGAGACAAATTATCCTAAAGCAAATTTTGATTGGATTATAAATTGTTCTGGATACACCGGCAGACCCAATGTTGAAGCATGTGAAACTGAAAAAGAAAACTGTTATCATTATAACGTAACAGTTCCTTTATATATTACCAAAGTTGCCAATCGCCTCAGAATTCCTATTATCCATATTGGTTCTGGTTGCATTTATGACGGTTATTCACAACAATACACAGAAGACGATATTCCAAATTTTGGAGCAGATAGTAATTTTAGTTCTTTTTATTCTAAAACTAAAGATGCTTTTGAAAAGTTGAGCGAACATTTGGAAAGATATATTTTCAGAATTCGCATTCCTTTTAATGGTGTTTCTGAATCTAAAAATTATCTTTGGAAATTATTAAATTATGAAAATTTAATCAGTCAACAAAATTCTATTACAAACGTTGATGATCTTGTAAATTTTGTTTACAAGTTCATTGAAAAAAATAGACCTTTAGGAATTTATAATGTTACCAATAAAGGTAGTATTGAAGCAAAAGAAGTTGTTGAAATTTTAAAGTCTTATGGATTGGAAAACCCAAAGTGGAATTTTGTTTCTATTCCTGATGCCAAATTTAAAGTTGGTAGAAGTAATTGTATTTTAAACACTGATAAAATTGAAAGTATGGGGTTAGGACTTCCAACTGTCAAAGAAAGTATAGAGAAAGCAGTCAAAGAATATTCTATGTCTGAACCAATCGATTACAGATTGGCAAAAGGTGCATACGAGCTTTAATCAAGTTGATGGCATTTAACGCCATAAAAACTAAAAATCTCTACAGCCTTATAGTCTCTGCTGTACATTTCATTAAAGAAAACTTCTTTAATTCCATGAGCCACAATGTTAATAGCGCAATTGGAACAAGGTAGTAAAGTACAAGCTATCAACTTCCCTTCGCCTTGACGAATTCTTGCCAAACAATTCGTTTCTGCGTGAATCATATAAGGTCTACGCTCGTCTCTATCTTTCCAAAAGCTATTGTGAACGTTTACACCGCTTGCTAAACCATTATAAGCAACAGCCAAAACTTCGTTGTTATGTCCCAGAACACAAGCACCCACTTTTTTATGCGGATCTTCTGATCTAAGCATAGCAACCTTTGCAAGCTCCATTGCATGTTGTGACCAAGAGGATCTCATGATTTAGAGTTTAAAAACATTTCCCATTCTTGGATGTTATATTTGTTTGTAAGATAAAAAGAAACTGGAAGTTCTTTCGGAACATATGGTTGACGAATTAATTTTAGTCCAGCTTCTTCTGGTGTTCTATCTGCTTTTTTAGCGTTTATTTTTTTATCAGCCAGAACACAATTTGTCCAATCAGTTATACCGCCTTTACTTTTCGGAATAACGTGATCTATATTTCCATCATTCGGATGGACTTTTTTTCCAGTATATTGACAAATTCCTTGGTCTCTAATCCAAATGCCCCTGCGAGTTATTTTTGGACGTTTTTTAGGAACCTTATCATATCTACACAAAATAATAATTTTAGGAATTTTTACATTACCCTGAATCGTTTTTACAAAATGATCGTCTTCAGAACAGGATAAACTAACCCATTCCTTCCAAGTTAAAGGAACCATATCGTCCTTTCCGCGAATATCTAATCCTGTAGCAGTGTTGGCATACATCATAGACAATCCATCAGCAGGTGTGCAAATATTAATAGCTTGCCAATGTTTATTTAAAACTAAAACGATGTCTTTATTTAAACTGTTCATAATTACGTTTGAAATCAGATGATAGTTTTGTTTTTAAGAAAGTTAAAAGTTCATCAAACTCTTCATCATCCAAATGAATTTCTAACTTACAACCATCATACTTTGATCCATAATTAAAGTCAATACCAATTTCTACAGGGGGAACTTCGTTTAACAATTTTCCATTAAAGTCAGAATAATAAATTGACTCTTCATGTTCAGATGGTTTAAGTATTTTTTTCATAAGAATACTTATAAAGACTTAGTATATGGTCTGGAATATTAAAGTACTCTTCAGTTTTTAAAAACTTTTTTGGCATTTTATTAACAATAAAAGATTTTTCATACGGGGTTTTTGGCCACACTTTTTTATGAAAAGAAACTCCATATCCATATAAATAAGCATTAGCTTTTTGTATATATAAATCAGTATTAAAATTTAGTTTATATTTTTTTATTTTTTTAACTGTTCTTTTTTCACAATCAAGTTCTAGCAAAATTGTATTGTGAAATGCTTTAATTACTTTGTTTAAAGCAAATCTTTTATGTTTTTTATTAAGCCAATTTTCAACAACATACAACCCCAATTCATCAGGAACCCACACGGAAGATTTTTCAAGAAATTGATCTAAATGACAAGACTCGTGAATTAGAACATCTAACCAATCTTGTGTGTTTTTCTTTTTAGTTGCAACAACCAAACTGGTTTCATCAAAATATCCACTACATGGAATGTGGTTAGCATCTACTTGTTCTGCGTATTCTAAACGAAAATTAATTTTATTTTCAACACACTTTTTAGAAATGACTGCGATTAATTTAGAAATATTATTGTTCATAAAATCCACCAGCTAGGAGTATTGTTAAGTTTTGACCATTTGGCAAAAGTTTTTTTATCATTAAGGTAATAATTTCGATAAGATGTTACAGCATCATGACATTTATGTTCATCGGGCATGGCAAGAGCAAATGGAGTTAAAGGACCATCTGGAACCATATATTGCATATTTGCTAATTGATTAATACCAGCTTCACAAGAATGAGTTTTACCATATCGCGCAGTATACTCTTGGCACAAAGCAATAGCATGGGTTGATGCCCACATATAATTAATACGAGAATCGCCACACCAGCGAGTGCATGGATGGTTATGATAACCACCTTTTAAAGGAGTTCCTTTTGAAGTCAGAGGCATTTGTTTTGGCTTTGCTCCATGTCGGATAACAGCAGAACCAAGTTGTTGAAACAACTCTAATATCATTTTAACAACATGTTTATCGCAGTTATATTGTGCTGCAATTACAGGATGTTCATCTAAAATAAAAATATTCATTTTTATAAAAGTTCATTAAATTCCAGTAGAACCAAAACCACCACTTCCTCTTTGTGTTTCATTTAAATCTTTAATTTGAAAAACTTCATTAAAAACAAAATCATAATGTTTTTCAAAAATGATTTGTGCTATTTTATCTCCAATATTAAAAATAAAATCATTAAAGCTATCAGAGTTATAAAGTATTACTCCAACTTCTCCCCGATAGTCTGAATCAATAACGCCAGCCATTACATCAATTCCATGTTTAAAAGCCAAGCCAGATCTTGGAGCAATTCTTCCATAATAGCCAGAAGGAATTGCTAGAGCTATTCCAGTTGGTATTAATCGTCTCTCTTTAGGTTTTATTACGCCAGTTTCAATAGAATAAAGATCATATCCTGCTGCATTTACAGAACCTTTTTTAGGAAGTAGTGCATGAGATGATAGAGTTACTATTTTCATAAATTAATACTATCAAAATTAATTGATGATGTCAATAAAAACAGGTGTATTTTCTCCGACATATGCTCCAACAACATTATAATCAAAGTATTCTTCAGCTTCTCCTTCTGTCATTTCTTCAGCTAAAATCTCAATACATTTATTTTTATTATAAACTGCAAAATACGTATTAAATTGTTGTCCTATACCTAAAAATGCGTTCTCAAATCCATCTGCTAATAATATTTCTAGATCAGGATATTTTTCATTAATATATTTTAATATTTGTTTTCGTTTCATAAATTTTGATGCATTAGTTTGATTAGTTGTTCGTTAGTTAAAATTTTACCATCTAATAAATTAAAAAGCATTCCTGTCATATTATTTTGATTGTTACCATAAGAAGACATTATTTGTTGAGCTTGTTCTTTTCTTGTAGGATAATGTTTGATTGTATTGATAAACTGCTGCATCCCTTTAATATTTTTTTTAACTTTTTTTCCACAATCTACCATTTTAGAAATTTCATTTGTCATTTGTTCTGCAAGTTCCCAATCAAAATTATTTTTTATAATATCATAAAATTTTTTATATGACGGAAGACCTTCGTTTACGTAAAATTCTATTAAATTTGATTCTGAATTTAACTTAGATTTAATTTTATGAATCCAACAATACCAATCAGATTTAATTTTTATACGATTTTGATTGTTGTTATATGAAATAACAATACCTTCTTTACCCTTCCATTCTTTAACTGTTTTAACGGTTTCTTCAAGACTATCAAAAGAGTAAACTTCAGGCATTGGAATTTTTAATTCTTGAGAAATGTTTTCAACCTTTTTTAAAGGCAATGGTTTTAAAGTTGTTTTATCAATTGCACCAAGCAAGTAAAATTGAACCATTGGCGTTCTAATAACGATAACATTGTTTGGTGTAATAATTTCTAAAAGCAAAGAAAGATGATTGTTTTCTTCTAAAAATGAAACAATGTTTGGATGATAATCTTTTAAAAGTTCAAAATCAGAAAAATTGTTTTGCTTTATATACGAAGCTGTTCCGCGAGTTCGCATATTAAATTTTCCATTAACATAATCTGCAATCAACAATGAACCATCCAGTTTTTCTTGTATGTTCCAATCATCATATTTGTTTGGATCTGGATAGCAATCGGGTTTTTCGCCACAATTAAAAAATTTAGGCCAACCACTAGAAAGAACTTCAGAAGTCTCTTTGCTTACAATTAAAGATCTGTAGTTTAAATTATTTTTATTCCATTTTGCATCAATAGCTGGAATAATCAAATAAGAAGGTATACCACAAAAGTTATGTTCGTATATACCAAACCCATCATCAACAGATAGTTTATCACAGATAAGAGTCATAGTGCCTTACATTATACAATGTAATATCAAAAATAGTAAAATTGAAAATAACTAAAGCACATCTTACTTGAGGGTTGTGATCTGCTCTGTATAAATCAAGATTAAAAATAAATTCAAAAAAAGTTAAACCATCTTTGAAATTTCTAACTTTATAAAAAAGTCCAAAATCTAAAGCATATTGTTCAGTTACATTAAATCCGTAAATCATATTATTCCCATAAGAATACCACATTAGGATATTGTTGTAAATTGTTTTCTAATCCTTCTTTTATAACTTTTTCCCATATGTTATATTTGTTGGCTAATCCAGCACCCAACTGAGAAATATAAAACGTCTTAAATGGTTCATCACTTATAAGAACTCTTAATTTAATAAGTTCATCAAAAAATATTGATGAATATTCGTTTGATCTATAAAAAGAAGTATCGTGATTATCTGGATATTTTTTTGTAATAAAACCATAAGTTTGTGGATGATCTCTTAAAGCAGCAGCACCACCATATCCTTGTCTTAATGTATTGTCTCCAAAAACAAAAATAGCTCTTTTATTTTTGTTTAAAAAATCTTTAGACATTATAAAATTTTCATATCTAGCCATGATATTATGTCCAAAAATAATCTCTTTTTTTAATGAGTTCTGTTAATATTTTTGTGTCAGTTTTATCAATAAGAGCTTCAAGTCTATTAACTTCAGCATAAACCTCTTCATATGACTTTCCATAGCGTTCTTCACAAGTTTTCATTGTGCGAGTAACAACGCCATTTTTATCAGTTTTTTCTTCTCCAAACCAATCAGAAAAATTATCTGTTTTTGGATATGCAGCATCTTTTTGTTTTTCAAACTCTGGACGTTCCACGGTGATGTATTTGTAAGATGCTTCCAACCATTCAGCAAATTTTTTGTGGTGTTCGTCAGCGTCCCAATCAACAATTCCTTTTGAGTATTCATCTTCGTAAAAGGATTTAATGATTTCAAAATTAATCTCAACAATCAGACCAGTAAGATCCCACCATTGACGAGGAATAGCTTTACGAAGTCTAGAGTGATGTGGTTTAAAAATAGTTTTGATTTTATCGTAATAAAATCTTTGCCAAC